CTGAGTCAGCAGTACCAGCAGCAGTGATGGTGCCTGCGCCTGACTTGAACTCTAGCTGGCTGGTGAAGTTAGCTGCTTCTGCAATCAGAGCAGTATCAACACGGGTAGCCAAAGCGTAGCCAGCGTCCTGAGTGTAGAACTGACGGAGGCTTGACAGAGCCTGTACGTCTGTAATGTCTTCGATCAGACGGCTGTACTCGTAGTGCTGATCAATCGCGATGGTCAGCTCAGTGGTGGTGCCAGCGATCAGGCTGACCTGCGCCTCAGCGCCCTTGACTGACGCGTTGCCACGATCAGGCTTAGGGATGTGAATGGTGTCTCCCTTCTTGCCTGTCATGCTCATAGCGCGTACAAGCGGCTTGACTACAAGCGACTTCTCGTATGCTGCGATGATCTCATCTGACCAGATCTCTGGGATGAAAGTTGCAGCGGTGGTGTTTGTTACGTGGTTAGTTCCAAGTGCCATGATAATTCCTTAAGTTCATTTAACGCGCCCTTCGGCATAGGCTTTCATAATCTCGCCTTGTAGTGCCTCGTAACGCTTAGGGTTAGTCTTCATTAGTTCAATAATATCAGCCCGTCGATAGATCTTCTTAGGGGAACTCCCCTGAGCTGTCGAGCGAGCCGAACCCGTAGACGCATTCTTTACTGCTTGCTTCTGCGCTACTTTCTCCAACTTAGATGTCTCCTGAACCACAGCGGCACGTTCCTTGTACAATGTGAGCAACTCGTTAGCAGCACCAAAGTCATACTGCTGGTCTGCTTGAGCGAACATTTGCTGTCGGTATGGAGACTTGTTTACCCATTCACGGAAGTCGTCTTTGGTGACAATCTCCTTCATGTCTGGGTGGGCCTGTTGTAGCTTAGCTAGTGACTGACTCTTGGCCATCTCAGCGGCAACCGCTTGAGCTTGTCTAAGTGTCGGGTGGTTCTCTACTGCTTTAGCTACGGCAGCCTTTGGGTCAGCGAAGAAGTCTATGTCGTCTACTTCAGCTTCTTCCGGTGCTGCGGGTGACTGCTGTGCTTGGATGCTCGTCTTCACCATCTCGTCGAAGGCTTTACGTAACTCTCCGACTTCCTGTGATTGCTGCCCCATGCGCTGCTCCAGCTCACGGTGCATACGGGCGATCTCTGCTGCGGTCTTGCCTTTGTACTTCTCAGGGAGGTCGTCTTCGCCTTGCCTCTCCTCTGTGGCTTCCTGTGACTCACTAGCCTCCATGCCAGTGTCTTCGGTTGCCTCTTCGTTGAGGTTGTCGAATCCGGTTGTCTCTTCTTGATCTGTTACGTCGGCGTCTATTAAACGTGCCATGAATCTAACTCCTTGTCCGGCAAGCCGGGGGTATGATTAAATGAACGGGTCTCTTGGCAGAGGTTATCCGTTGTTTCGTCCAGCCCTGATATGCTCTCGTTCCCACTTCATAGAGGCTCCGGGGAAGTCCCCAGAGGTGCCCTCAAGTGAGCAGCGTATCGGGCTTATGATGCGTTTGGATTCCGCTCCGCACTGCGAGCACCGGAAGGAGTCCTCGAAGCGGCCAAACACTTCATCTATGTTGTCGCATTTACTACAGCGACAGTCAAATATCTTTCTCATTCGTCCTCCTCGGCCATTGCTTCAGCGGCCTTTACGGAGGTCTCCCAGTTAGCGATAAGCCTCAGTATCTCTAGCTTACCCTTGCAACGCCAGAACTCGTCCGAGCTAGGGATGTTGCCAATGTCTATGGTGTCGATGACCGTCTGAACCTCCTTCTGGAAGTCAGCCCAGCCAGCGCACATGAATAGCTCACGGCAGTTATCGAAGAACTTCTTGTCTTCCTCAGTCATCTGCATTGTCCTTTCGGGTGCGTGATATTGTCTTCTTCTGCTCCAAGTCCTTCACTTGTACTTCTAACGCGCCTACGCGGCGTATCAGGTCCGTGAGGTACTTGGTTGTGTTCTCTACTAGCTCGTCAAACTTGCGTTGGTCTACCATGCGATTGTCTCCTTGAGGTCGCGTTACGATTCTTCAATGTACTTCTCTAGGTCTAGCGTAACCATAAAGCGGTCTAGGCTGGACAGGTTGTCACGTACAATCAACTCTATGTATTGGCCGCTAGAGCCGTCAATGCGTAGCTGATCGGACGGAATGTTGAAGCGGACAGCAAACGAAGCTCCAGAGCTTGCGTCAGGTTCCACTGTAGTCTGTGCTGATCCAATGCGTAGCATGTCCCATACGTCACGGAAGATGAGCGATACGAATACGCGCTCCTTGTCCCTATAGTTTAGGACGCAGCCATTGGTCAGAGAGGACAGCCCAAAGAACTCTGTG